GTTGCATTGAAGATGCACTTCACGTCTGACTATGACTATTTCAAATACAATGGAAAGGTCAAGGCAGAGTCTACCTCGTTTGAGACTAGGAAGGATAAGTACCACTTCTATAAAATGTCAAAGAGAAAGGACTGGTTCAACTACATCCTTTCCAACCTTGTTGTAGGTGAATCGTGGATAGGCAACATGCTGACTCCTGAAGGGGAGCAGAGGCATGTCGAATGGTCGAAGAGGATTCAGTCCCTTGGATATCAATTTGCAAGGGACATTGGCCAGCTAAGGGATCAGTTTAATGACAACTTCACTGTAGAAGATAACACTCATCCGTTTGCATTAAGGCTGTATATGAGGAAGCATATCTCGCTAGAGACTCTGATCATCCTTGATAGCCTTGCTGGGATCTTCAAGCATTGGGATAAGAAGCTTGCAAACGATCCCATGTGGAAGGAAGTTGGGACATTGGCTTCCAAGTACAGGAAGTTTGTTTCCTTTGATCAGGCAAAGATGAAAGAAATTGTCTTGACGAGATTTCCTGCTTGAGGTATAAATACCTCGTCGTCATGGACGAAGTGAACAAGATCATATCAACATACAAACATACGGAGAATACAAATGGCTAATACTTCTTTTGCACAGCTCAAGCGCAACCGTCAGTCTCAGTTCGAGAAGCTGACGACAGAAATTAACAAGATGGCATCGACAGGTCCTACCGAAGATACTCGGTTCTGGAAGCCCACTCTCGACAAGGCCGGCAACGGTTCTGCTGTGATTCGATTCCTTCCTGCTCCTCAGGGTGAGGACACTCCTTTTGTCCGTTACTTTGATCATGCGTTCAAGGGTCCCGGTGGTTGGTACATCGAGAAGTCACTGACCACCCTTGGTGAAAAGGATCCTGTTTCTGAGTACAACAGTCAGCTGTGGAACTCTGGGATTGAATCGCAGAAGGAAGTGGCACGCAAGCAGAAGCGCAAGTTGAACTTCGTTGCAAACATCCTTGTGATTAAGGATCCGGGAAACCCTGCTAACGAGGGTCACGTCTTCCTGTTCAAGTTTTGCAAGAAGATCTTCGACAAGATCAACGATCAGATGTACCCTCAGTTTGATGATCAGGAGAAGGTCAATCCTTTTGACTTCTGGGAGGGTGCTAACTTCCGTCTTCGCATCCGCAAGGACGGTCCGTTCCCTAACTATGATAAGAGTGAGTTCGACAAGCGTTCGTCGATCTCTGACATTGACGAAGAACTCGAGACTCTTTGGAAGAAGCAGCATCCGTTGCTGCCTCTTGTAGATCGCTCTGCGTTCAAGTCCTATGATGATCTGAAGGCTCGTCTTGACAAGGTTCTTGCTGCTTCGCGCGCAGACACGACAGCTCGTGCGCAAGTTGATGAGGAGGAAGAGGTTCTTCCTGCTCGTGGACGCACTGCCGAGGCAAAGCAGACTGTGACTGAGACACCGCCTTGGAGTGGTGATGACGACGATGGTGAATCGCTCGACTTCTACCAGAAGCTTGCTGGCAGGAGCTGATTAGGGAGCAGCATACCCGAAGTTAAAGTTATCCACTGAACTTGGTGGAGGAAGTACTGGAGGCACCCCAGGTTCTGCTGTTGAGGCAGGAACTGGGGTGTTTCTTTCTATGACTTTTTCTGGCATCACAATCGGCTGCATTACGACCACACCTGTGTCTAAGTTCACAGAAAATTCTTTCAGTGCTTTGTTTGCATTCTGAGCATTAGTTTGTGCTGATTTGTTTGAATCATCCAAAGCCTTTTTAGTCAGCTCATTAGTTCTTCTTGCTGCATATTCTTCCATTTGATCAGGCGTCATGTCGTATGCAATACCACCCTCTGGACCTGGGATTTGACGTCCCATCTGTCTGATGTTCTGCTCAACAGAAGCATCGACAGAACGATCTACGTATTTGTCTGCTACCTCGCTAAAGATTTCAGCAGCCGTCAATGCACCAGACACTCTTCCAGCAACTCCCAAAGCTTTCAAAGCACTGCTGTTTAAAAGTTCTTCTTGCTTTGATATAGGAGGTTTGTCATCTCTGTCGACTGTAAGTTTTGGAAGCTGTCCTTCTTTATCAGGTGACAAGACAGAGACTGGGCTTTTTCCTCTCGATTGTTGTTCTTTGTTCTTTTTGAATTCCTCAAGACTTATGACATCAGCTGATTTCTTTAACGTCTCCTCAACGATGTCAAGTTTTGGTTCAATTAGTCTTTGGCCAAAAATATTCTGTCTGTTTGGATCCAGTCTTTGTTCCTTAGGACCAATTGACACAATGTTTTCTCTTCTACCAGTTCCAGCTTCACTTTTTTGAAAACTTGGCTCTCTTTTACCCGTACCAGATTCGCTTCCTCTGGTGTAAGAACCAGGTCTTTCTGTAAGAGGACTTAGTAGGTCTCCAGTTTCAGCATCAGTTTTTTGAGAAAGATCTGGAGATGGTTTTGTTTCAAGAACGTTAGCAACATTCTTCGAAGAAGCTGCTGTGTTTACTTTGCTTTCAGCAAAACCAGTAACAATTTCTCTGAATCTAATAGGATCAGGATTATTGAGGTTAATTTGACCTTCAAACATGAACCTATTTTGCCTTATCACTCTCTTCATGTATTCTTCATCTAGATCCTGTCCTGCAAGGACCTGCTTGGCTCCTGCTCCTCCAAGGAAGTGTGCCAAATATAGCTTTCCTGCTGCTGAAGGGTCGGTAGGATCTATTTTGAGGGCTTTTGCATTCATCTGCAAGTATTTTGCACCCATGAATGCAGACATCTCATTGTTGTATCTAAGATCCATCAATTCTTTGTTTTTCATGATGTCTTGTATTGACATCTTGCTAACATCGTAGCCCTTTTCACCACCAAACCTTTTCATCATTTCTGCCCATGTGCTGTCGATGAACTGAAACGCCCCTGTTGCAGAGCTCACAGGGTTTTTCATGCTCGCGCCAGACCCAGACTCTATTTCACCAATAGTAGCCAACAGTTGTGTGGGAACTCCTGTTTGTTCAGAAGCTTTTCTGACTGCTGTTGCATAGTCATCAGTATCAACATCAGGAGCTGATATCCTAGCTAACTCAGTTTTTGGCTCTGCAGTCTTACGAGGACTGATCATTGATTGAACAAAAGGAATGGCGGCCGCTGTTGCAGCCAACGTTGCAGTAACAGCACCCCCAACTCCTACAGAAGGTCTCGGTAGTGTGGTTGGGATTCTTGATTGACCTAGAGGAGGTGGTTTTGTCTGACCTGTTCTAGGAGGAGTTGTAGATTTTGTTTTTTTATTAAGATCTGGAACTGGAGGCTGAGTTGTTGAAAACCCATCCATAATTGTGTCTTTGATGATCTTGACATATTTTTTAATGACAGAAACATCGTCTTTTAGTTCAGAGATGCTGCTTTCATTAGTCGTCAAACGTCTGTCTATTACTTTGAGAGATTTTTCAGTCGATTGTTCGGAATAGTACTCCCTCATAAAGTTGAAGAAGTCCATTGTCGAATCAGTTTTGTAGTTTGGATTACTTGTTGCCATGCTGGGAGGCCTGTGCCTTTTCTTCTAAGTAGTTCAACAGCATGCCAACGTAGATATCACGCTCAAAACATATCATATTTTCAAGTTCAGTCAGGGAGTATTTATGATGGTGCATGAGGCTGAATAACGTTTTGTAATGCTCGCTAAGTGAGCTGTAATTCAGCCCAAGTGAAAAAAATCCTTTAGCGTCTGTAGGGTAATGACCCTCTCCTCGCCAAGACTGTTCAAGAACTTCACTTCATGATGAAGCCTAGGCATGTTTTCGACAAACTTCTCAATCTCTTTATAAACGTGAACAGGCAGCGAAAGAACAAACTCTTTCAAATCATTGCGCTGATAGTCCTTTGGCAAAAACACGTTTTGTTTGTCGTAAATCTTATCAACACATTCAATGACTGTCTCAACCATTGATTCTGTGTAATCATTGAGTTGTTTGAGACTGTTGTATATCTCTCCTGATGGATATTTGACTGTCATTGAAAGAGTGTCTGTTACCTTGATCTTATGATTCGTCAGCACTGTTCCTTGTATTTCAATCTTTTCAAGGTCAATGTCTTGTGTGAATCTTTCGGATGTATCTGGATCGGTGAACGACACTTTGATGATGTTGCTGACAGATCGTGATCTTAGTTTGACAAAAAGATACTCAATGTCAAACGTTGTGAGTCTGTTGATATCAAATGGTGTAGGACCAACAGCACAATTATTGACAATCTGCTTGATTGCGTTCATGATATCAAGAATATCGCCACTCTGTTGAGCCATAAGAAGAAGCTTCTCTTCTTTGACCACAAATGGCCTGAATTTGAACTTCTTTTTTAAGGAAGGAACTTCTAGATCGAATGTAGGATAACTAATTTTCGGCAAAGACATAATTTAACTCCTTAGAATAGGCCTCTTAGACCTCCACCAGCAATAGATGCATTGTTTGTCAAATTGATCACATCAGCAACACTTCTTGGCTTTTTAAGCGTACTTAACGTTTGAGCCACAGTGCCAACCTTGATTAGCTTTTGAAGAAGGGTGAGGTTACCAGCCACGCTTCCTCGAGGGGCAGGATACTTTTCTGAGCTTGTTATGTATCTAGAATACGTTATATTTACTGGTATTTTCATGAAATCGTCTGTGTTTGCCCAAGAAAGGTTCACATCCCCAATTGCTACAGGGTATGCGTCCAAAAACGTTCTTGTTTCAAACCTGTTTGAGTCAGGATCAAATAGAGAAATCTCTATTGTCTTTGAGTAACGACTCTTGTACTCAAACTCGTATGGAGCTTTGGAGTAATCTGTATCATCAACACTTGAACCAACTAATGGTCCTGCATTTATTTGATTTTTGTCAAAAGGATTTGTATTCATCACTTTAGATGAATTCACAGGACCATCAAAGTTATTCATAACAATTGAATTCATCCAATATCTAAAAAATTTGTTTATGTACCCTGAGTTATCTCCATAGAATACAAGGTTCAGATCCGGATATGAAACAGAAACCGGAACCTTTTGCAGAGGTCCAATACCATATCTTCTTGTGGTATCTGTTTCTAGTATGAGTCCTGGCAAGTTTGCTGCTGAGCAAAAGAAAGTCAGCTCACGAACATCACTACTGAAATTAGGAGACCCTGATATTGCTGATCTTAAAGCAACGTTGTCAATGTTTTGTGTGTTAAAAATGTTGACAAGAAATAGCGATGTTCTTGCAATCCCGTATCTTTTTGACAGGTTTTGTTTGAACTCGTTGAGATTGAACCCAACATCAGCCGGAGCCGCTGTTTTAGAGTTTAGCCCAATCATATCTGCAATGTTGAATAGAGCTGAGTTAATTGGGTCTAGCGCCATAGATTTCTTGCCAACTGTTTGTTAATATCTTGATGTACCTGTGAGGTTGTCTTCTTCTGGAATTGCTCAACAGGAAGAAACAATGCTATGTCCCATTGATTTGCAGGGATCTCTATGAATCTTGATTTTACATGTCCATTCAAATACTGCTTCACACATGGCTTGTAATAGATCGATCCTGCAGCTCCAGACAAAATCTTATATGAGATATTTAGTTTAGTATTGAAATCATAGCGCTTGTCAGAAGAAAGATTGTAGAGGCTATCCATGAGCTTAGCTCTATAGATGAGCGGCAGATAATGCATGTTGATTCCAAGAAATCCATTGTCCGTTGTGTTGAATGGAAAGATTAGCGGAAATGTGTCGTAGTATGGAAGCTTATCTTTGAGCTTTGGATCGTACATGAAGAAGTACATTTGGCCCATCTGAACATTGTTGACCCTACGCTCTTCTCTCATTATTGCTGTGGGGGTCGTTGTCGACGTTGATGCCATAGTACGGTACCAATCTCTGGATTGTTGTGTTCTTGCAGGCACAACACGAGAGTCTAGACCCTGCCTCATAATGTCGGTGAAAACGCTCATTTAGAACTTGATTCCCAGATGATGCTCCGTGAAGACAACAAACTTCCACTTTCTGTCTTTGCAAAATTGGTTTGCAGCGTCCCACTTTGCCTTATTTATTGCCCATGTCTTGACTTCAGTAATGTATCGCTTCGTCGCTTTTGTCTGCACTTCTGGAGGTCTTGTCTGGCTGTCTGGCTTGATCTCAACAACCAGCGTCTCTACCAAACCCTCCTTAGTACGCTTTTTGACCACGAAGTCAGGAAAGTACCTATGAGGCTTGTTGTCAAGAGGGGAGATGTAAGGAATGATCATTTCTTCACTCGACCATTCTATAATATCTGGATGTGAGTCTAGAAATGACATGAACTTACATTCCCAAAGTGACCTATAAATAATGTTTGTGGGATTCCCTTTGTATTTTTGGGGGTTCTTTGGTCTGAACTTACCTTTGTAACTCATAGGACACTATAATGGCTTTCAATCCACTTTTGTTTGCTGCAGGAACAGGGGCTGCTGTTGCCTCATCGCTAATTCCAAATGCAGGTTCTCTTGGTAGACTATTTAGCACACGTTCTCAGCAAAACTTCAAATCTGCAGAGTGGCTAGCAGAAAGACAAGACAGAACCCAAGGTAAGCTCACAGAACGCCAAGACAAGGAAATTACTAATAGAATCGTTGACGCTGAAAAAACAATTTCTCTTGTATTCCCAACAGATCTTGGAAAGTACTTTATGTCGTTTCAATTTGTCCGTTACAAAAGAAATGATCCGTCTAAAACTGCAATAAGAAATCCAACTGATTCTTTCTACCTTCCTATTCCTGAAAATCTAAAAGAAAACACTAATTTGCAATATAACCATAATCCTTTAGGCACTATTGCAGGAGGGGTCGAACAGGGTCTTAGACAAGGCAGTGAAGTAATACCTAGTCCAGCAGAAGCGGCTTTCGGAACATCTC